ATGGCGAGAAAAACACCCCCATTAACCACGGTGCAGATCAAAGCAGCCAGACCAGCGGAAAAGGAATACACCCTACAGGACGGCGGAGGGCTTTTTCTCCTGGTCAAGCCGTCTGGATCCAAACTCTGGCGATTTTCCTACTACCGACCATCGGACAAAAAAAGAATATTGCTGAGTTTTGGATCGCTTGATGATGTTTCCCTGGCTGATGCCAGAAAACGCCGTAGCGAGTACAGAGCGTTAATCAGTGCCGGAAGTGACCCGCAGGGCCATGAGAAGAAAAAACGAGAGGCAGAGGCCCGAAGACAAAGGAACACGTTCGAAAATGTGGCGGCGGCATGGTACCAGGTGAAAATCAGCCAGAATCTGGCCCCCAACACTATTAAAGACATCTGGCGATCGCTGGATAAATATGTATTCCCGTTCATCGGAAACACGCCAGTAGACACCCTCACCGCCCGAAGATTCGTTGAGGTGATGACCCCCATCAAGGAGCGCGGCAACCTGGAAACACTCAAGCGGGTTTTACAGCGCGTTAATGAGGTAATGGATTACGCCGCCAACAGTGGGCTGATTGATACCAATCCGGCTATGAATGTGCGTAAGGCGTTCCCCTCCCCTGTAAAAAAACATATGCCAACAATCCGCCCCGAACAGCTGCCGGAGCTTATGCAGGCTTTATCAGTATCGGCAACAGAACGGCAGACCAGACTACTTATTGAGTGGCAGCTACTGACCGTAACCCGTCCCGTTGAAGCATCGTCGGCACGCTGGGAAGAAATCGACATAGAGGCGCAACGCTGGACCATACCAGCCGGACGCATGAAGATGCGCCGCGACCACGTTATCCCGCTTTGTGACCAGGCTATGGCAGTGCTGGAGGCTATGAAACCAATCAGCCACCACCGCGATTACGTTTTCCCGAGCCTGAAAGACCCACGGCAGCCGATGAACAGCCAGACCGCTAACGCAGCATTACGGCGCATGGGATTCGCTGGCGTGCTGGTGTCTCATGGATTACGCGCCATATTCAGCACAGCAGCGAACGAGGAAGGATTCGAGCCGGACGTAATAGAGGCGGCACTTGCCCACGTCGACACCAACGAAGTGAGACGGGCATACAACAGGAGCAACTACATAGAAAAACGCGTGGTGCTTATGCGCTGGTGGGGCGAATTTGTCGAGGCTGCGGCGACGGGCGTAACCCTCGCCAGTGGTAAAAGGGGTATCCGAGCCGTGTAGCTGTACAGAAAACCAGTAAAAACTACGAAAATAATGCAAAACCGTTGTATAATTGCACTAAATTTAACGGCGCCAGCGAGGTCATGAGCATGAACACATCACCCGCGACCCATTTCGATGGTTTACAACTGGCCCTGATGGTCCAACATGAATTTTGGTCAACCTACGATCCAGAGGACAGAGCGACGGCCCCAACAAAAAAAGACGTTGTTGAGTTTCTGGTATCCCGTGGGGCATCCAGGAATATGGCTGAAAGTATCGACAGGGTAGTTCGTCCGGCAACCATGAAGACCGGAGGCAGACCAAAAAAATGGCGATAACAATCCTCAAAGCGGCAGAAATGCCGCTTTTTTTATAAATCCCTTTCAAATCACCAACATAAAAAACGTTTCTAACCGTTTAAAAACGGTGGGAACTGTTTTTACCAATATCCGATGATTTACCGTATTTCTCACCGGAATACACCGGATTAATGAGGTAAATCACGATGGAAGCAATCAAAAAAGTCATCTTTCGCCAGGAAGTAAAAAAACTTATCCACATCAAGGCAAACAGCACGCTTCAAAGCATGATCAACGCCGGAGAATTTCCGCAGGGTTTTCGCGTTGGTTTACGCCGTCGCGGATGGTATGAGGAAGACGTAATCGCATGGATGAAAGAACGTGAGCAGGAAGCACGCGAAACGGCTGCGTAATGGTGTGAGGCATAACACGATGAACATAACAAAAAGCGCCCCGTTACCGGAGCGCCCTTGCGAACAATTAACCTGCTGCGAAAAAATTGGATCAGTGCAGGGGAATTATATCAACTGTGTGAAGAAGCGCCACAATTGCCGGATAACAGGCAAAACAAAGGCCACCTGCTACGGTGGCCATTCGACACAAGCTACACGTTATCCCCAACGCATGAGCATAACCAACAATGCCACATTTGCGGCTGGTGGGCAAAGCGTAACCGGAAAAAAATTCCGGTGGGGCTATTCCTGTTCTTTGTCCTTGCGTCGCTGGCGACGTTTGATCTCATGCAGAATTTTTTCAGGTAAGAATCCTGCTGATTTATTTTCTGGTAGCAATGGTTTGTTATCCGTCTGCTTCCTGGTCATACATCAACCTTTTGGTTCGTTACGTTTCCATACCTGCAATGGGCGCGTTTTCCTGTACTCTTTTAGGAATATCTCAAGAGCAAACGCACACGGTGCGAATCTTTCTGATTCATGCTCGAGCGCCATATTTTCGTGCTCTCTTTTCGTTTTTTGCGATGGTGTATTGGTTGATTCTTTGTTGGTCATTGTGTGTTCCTGTAAAGCAATGCGCCGGAGTTCCTCACACCACGGCGCTGATAGTGATTATTCTGATTCTTTGGCCTTGCGGCGCTGGAGTTCTTCACGCGCGACGGTGACGAGTTGCCCGATCTCCTCGGCTGCTTTGACACCGATTTTTTCCACCTGCGCCAGTGCATCGAGCGAAGAAACCAGGGGATTTTCTCCGCTTCCTTCTGCCTGGCGGCGGGCGATTTCACCGCGAACGGCTGTAATCACGAAAGCGGCTATTGTTTCCCCTTCCGTTTTCGAATTTTCCATTTCCTCGATTACATCATGGGGGAAGCGGATATTTTTCATTTGCGATCTGCTGTTGATGTTTCCTGTTGCCATCAGAATGTCCGGTTATTTTGAGGTGTGTACACATTACACCAAAAGGTGTGTTGATAAAACACTTGACACTGTAGCACACTTAAATCTAATCTGTATATACACCAATTATTGTAGTGTATATACAGCAACGCCCCGCAGTGGTGGTACACATGCAGGGCGTCTAACCACCAACGATAACGAGAGTATCGAGGTAGCTATGAGAAATCATACCACACACCCGCAAGGGCGGGACTCGCACAACCTGAATAAAGCGGGTATGAAAAACCTGTTGATCGCCACTGCCAGCCAGGGCTATGATTCATGTGCACCTCATAAAACGGGTGCCGGGATTACCACCCCGCTGATGTCCAGGGCGATACAGACGCCGCACGCGTCTTTTTTTGTATCGGCGCACACGCACACCTTAACAATGGTGGGCTGTACGGGGCCGACTTCGGTCTGGCTGGTCACCTTGGACGCCAGTTGTGGTAACCCTGTACAGTCCACCGCCAGCGAGATTACCACCTCCGGCGGTGGGGATATCCCAACGTCTAAGGAGGCTGCCAACATGGCTACTACCCCTACCCTTATACATTCTCAAACTGCCTTTATCTGGCGCTTTATTGCCTTTGGCGCGTCAGAATCCCAAATCATCAACGTAACCGCCTGGACAGAACGCGAAGCGCGTAACCATTGCCCGTCAGGTTGTGTCGCTGTATTTGCCGCCCGTATTCGTCAGGGGAAAACCTATGCACAATAAAACCACACCGGACGCAGCAGCTGCCGAGCTCACTACGCTGATGCACGCGCTGATTGATATTTCTGTTATTGCTGACAGGGCGCATAAGCACGCCACCAGTGAAACAGAATATGCATGGGCTTTCGTTCCTCATTCGCTGGCGGTTATGCAACTTAGTGCGGATATGGCGCTGAATGAGGCCAAAGCCATCCTGATTGCTGATTGTGAAAATGGGGGGGTTATGCGTGATGATCGTTTTAATTCCCTGAAACAGGAATTTTCCGGCGTATCTGATGATGCGGCTGATGCGCTTTCGTCAATGCCAGAACTTATTAGAGCGGCTTTTTTCTTACTTTCCACGAAAGAATATAAATCAACGGGACTTGATGTACTGAATATCGCCGCCGATTATGCGGAATATGTGGCAGAGGCGCGTTACAGAAGAAAATTTCCTGAGGATGTAAGCCATGCGTGATATTTACATTGAAACAATAGACCGCGCATTTAGTGCCCTTGCTTACGCTGAAGGTATGTACGAAATATTGCAAATGTGGCTGGAAACATTTGACGATAATGAGCGTGATGTAAAGAAGGCGCGGATTATTAAATCACTGATAACTCTCCTTGAACATGTAATAACAGAGTTGCAGGAAATAGACTTATTGCACGACAGATATAACGAACAGCACACCGGAGAATAAAAATAATGAAACTTAAATATTCTGGCTTAACTGCCAGCGGCACCGCTCGGCCTGAAATCCGTAACGGCGATATTTACCGCGATAAATATGGCGGCATGGTAACGATTAAAGGCGTGGCAGAACGGCGCATCACCTACCGCCGTGAAGGTTACGAATATGATTGCGTGATGCCTGTTTATCAATTCCGGCGTGATTTCACGCTGGTAGGCCAGCGTAAAGCCGTTAATCAGAAACGTGCAACAGGTTATATCCGCAAAATCCGTGAAATGCTGGTCGCAGGGGGTAAGAAATGAAACTGGCACCGAACGTAAAACGATTACCGAAAGATAAATACACCGATGCGATTATTTTTGCGGGTATTGATGCTCACTCATTCGCAGAGCATTACATCATTGCACAGGCCAAAAAAGCAGGCGATCCAGTCCCTCCCGTTTATCTGGGGCGTTATCAGTTAAGCGAACTGGATAACCTCCAGATTGTTGATGATGGGCGATACAGGGCGACGGTGATACGCGCCGGAAATATTGAAGAGCCGCAGCTGTTAACCATCGCCACGAAACTGGCGATCGCCGGAGTCCAGGAGGCGCGGCTACTTTCTGAAAATTTCGAATTGCTGGAGGAATGGAGCGACCAGCTTCCACGGCTTAGGGAGACATGGGAACGCGGGGAAAGCCTGAGCAACCAGCGAAAAACCACGCTACCAATGAGCGTGGGATCTGCCGGATACGACACACAACTTGATTACGTGGTTAAGGGAATTATTCCGGCTGTATCGCTTTGCAGCATATACGGGGCGAGCGGTTCCTATAAATCATTCCTTGCCGGATCGTGGGCGTGTCACGTTTCCACTGGCCGCCAGTGGGGATGCCGCAGGGTGGCGCATGGCGCTGTTCTCTATGTGGTTGGTGAAGGCGGTATCGGCGTTCCTCGTCGTGTAAAAGCCTGGGAGGTTGTGCACGGTGAGCAGGTGAAAAATCTGTATCTGGTAAACCGTCCCATCTTTCCGGCTGCCCCGCTTGATGTTGATGAAATGGTTATCGCTGCCCGTCAGGTGGAACGGGAAACGGGTAAACCTGTACGCATGATTATTCTGGATACGCTGGCGCGGTGCTTTGGTGGCAATGATGAAAATGATTCCCGTGATATGGGGGCGTTTATCCGTGGGTGTGACGAACTGAAACGACGCACAGGGGCCACGGTGCTGGTGGTTCACCATTCCGGCAAGGATGAAACAAAGGGAGCGCGTGGTTCCAGTGCATTTCGTGCTTCGCTGGATGCTGAATACCGGATACGCAGGGAGGACGCAGGAAGCGAAGCCCTGGTTATCTCATGCACCAAAATGAAGGATGCGGAGGAACTCAAAGAAGCCGCATATGACTTACGCGTGGTGGAGCTTTTTACCGACGCTGACGGGGAGTTAATCACGTCGCTGGTGGTGGTGGATAAGCCGCGCCCTCCCGTTGAACTGGAGCGCATCGAGGAGGCTGGCAACAAGACGGAAAACCATACCGCGCTATGGGGATGCATACGTTCACGCACACAGAACGGAGACAAGTGCACGATCCCGCTGTTACGTGATGACATGAAAAAACTGGGGTACGAAATGAAAAACTTCCGGCGCTGGCTGTACAAGCTGGAAAAAGACAGGGTTATTCGTATCGATGGGGATGATGTAGCGCCGCTATAAAGTGAGGTGCAAAAGCGAGGGGTATAGAAGGAGGGCCAAAATTAGACCGCTACCCCTCACTTTTCGGCCTGTATACATCCTCAAAAGTGAGGGGCAAAAAAATACTTATGAAACACACACATAGAAAAAGCGAAAATCTCAAGCGAGACGGAGCCAGACACTTTAAAAAGTGAGGCGAAAAAGTGAGAGTTTGCGAGAAATGAACAAAATGCGTAGAGACAGAACAGAGCCAAAATATAAAGCGTTAGACATGACAGAGCACGCTTTAAAGGTGGCAATCAGAACGATAGACCGCCACGCGGGGGAAGGATACGCGAAGGAACATCCCGACCTGATAAGCGCATTCATGACCACAGCAGCGGCAAACTTTGCCACGCTGACAGAACGGGAGATTGCCGAAGCGGAACAGGTAACAACCATCAACGTTAAAACCGGAGAGCAGACAGCATGACAGCACAGATAGCGGCTTACGGACGGCTGGTGGCTGACCCGCAGTTAAAGACCACCAGCAAGGGTACACAAATGACGATGGCGAGTATGGCGGTCCCCCTTCCGTGCAGCCAGGCAGATGACGGAGCGGCGACGATGTGGTTATCCGTCATGGCGTTTGGCAGACAGGCCGACGCACTGGCAAAACACCACAAAGGCGAACTGGTGAGCGTGGCGGGTAACATGCAGGTAAGCCAGTGGACAGGCCAGAACGGCGAAACGCGGCAGGGCTGGCAGGTTATCGCAGACAGCGTAATCAGTGCGAGAACGGCGCGACCTGGCGGCAAAAAAGGCCAGCAGGGGCAGGCTACTGACGCACTGAACAGGGCAAAACAACAGGCTGGTAACGATGATCCGTATGGGGATAACATACCGTTTTAAGCAACGAGTAACAGAAGCCGGAGAAGTCCGGCTTTTTTATGCCCCAAAAAGCCCGATAAGGTCAGAGGGTCTTATCGGGCTTTTGCATATGAGGTTTTTTTGGTGCGCTGACACACATGATCGGGATAATAATTTCATAATTTGCAACATAACTCAATATTATTGCACAAAATGCAATCCTGATTATAATCATGACTGGATGAACATCCAGTTATGATTTTTTAAGTCGAAGAGGAATTTCTTACTATGGCTGAAGAGAAAAAAGGCGGTGTTTCGGTGTACATAAGCTCCGACATCGTGGAGGCGCTCAAGGAACGCCACCAGCAGAACGTAAAAGCAGGCATTGCGGCAGGACTTGATCCGCTGGCGATGGTTGAGCCGTCAACAGGCTGGCAGGTGCGCGCCTATTTACGTGCGGCGCTGGGCATGAATCAGACTCATGGGGGTGAATAATGGCAGGCAAAGCAACGGCACTTACCACTAATCAGCTTTTCACGTACATGAATCGCGGGGATATTGCGGAATTTAAATTCAGTCCGCTGTTTACCACGCTGTTTTTCACGAACGTGGCGACATTCAGCACCCAAAACATCATGCTGGATACCCTGGACATTGAAGAAGTCACTATGTCGGCGTTTTGTTCTCCTATGGTTGGCAGCCAGGTACAGCGCGATAAAGGGTACGAAACCAGCACAATCAAACCTGGCTACATGAAGCCAAAGCACGAAATC